GTTTCCCAGTCACGATCCAGAGGCGTTAAAAGAAGAGATGGCAACGGGTATCTCAAGAAAGTTATAACGGTAAGCGCTGAAGACTCTCCAAACGTAAGACGTTCACAATGGGAATTGGAAAACAAGAAACCTGTATCAAACAAGATTCTAATTCCAGGAGTTATATCATACGATGAGATGCAAAACCGATTGCTAACGTGGGACCCTGATGCAATCGAAGCAGGTATCTACGGGAGGTTTTATGAGGGGGAGGAATTAAAACTGTTCCCGGAGAGTTGGTTTGAATCACAATTAGATCATTACAAATCGAACTACTCTAAAGCGTACTCAATCGGGGTAGACGTTGCAGAAGGTGGAGACAATACTTGCATTTGTGTTGTGGGAGAAAATCAGTTAATCGAGCTGCAATCTAGGAAAACTCCAGATACCAGCATTATCCCCGATTTGATTATTGAGACTCTCACAAGGTATAATGTAAGTGCGGATAACGTGTGGATTGACCAAGGAGGGGGAGGTAAAGAGCACGCCGATATCCTGAGAAGAATGGGATACAACGTGAATCTAGTTTTCTTTGGGGAGGCAGCAACGAGAGTCAACAATCAACGTAAGTGGAAATCAAGACAAGAGAAGTTAGATGCAAGAGAATCAAGAACCACTTACAAGAACAGACGGGTTGAGTTATACCACAATGCCTCCCAACGAATTAATCCAGCGTATCACCAATTTGGACTACCAGACGGGGAAGACGGTAAACAGTACAGGGAACTTTACCGTCAACTTGCAGCAATGCCAAAACAAACCGATGGAGAGGGGAAATACGTTCTCCCGCCAAAGAACCACACAAACAGGAATCAACAATCGTTAGTATCGATCTTGGGCAATTCTCCCGACGAGGCAGACGCATTTGTTTTAGCTCTGTGGGGATTGTCTAAGGAAGAAGAAGAGATTGTGATCTGATGCACAACAACAAATTCTCCGTAATCTCGATTGAATTACTTACCCGCAGAGATAATAGGTTTGTCTCAAGAGTGGTTGAGAGAGACGTTGAAGGTGAAATGCATTTAGCCAAAGGTAAAGATTGGGACGGGGACGTAGTGTTTGTCTCCAACGGTTACGATGAGATAGCGCAAGCGATACAACAATCAGTAGATTGGATTAACGAGCACTTCCCAGGTAGGCTTTGGAAAATCGAAAACGACATTGAATCACTCAAAAGAGAATACGCTACCAGTATTGATCGCGCTCACGATAGGGAAAGACTGAGCTACCGCGTTATCAAATGCCACGTTCCTAAAAGGTAAATACTATGACCCAACAAAGAGACTCCCAAGGCCGGTTTACCAAATCGGAAACCAACGGAAGTTATAAAGAGACTCACAATCTAAGGGAGTTTATTGCTATAGAGAATGCCGCAAGGGCAATCCGTCAACAACTCTCAGATCAGATTTTGGACGATAGGAGAGACGTTGATCATGAGTGTGGTTATGCCTCAACTGATGAGATTGACGTTGAGATGTATCGCAGATTGTACAACCGAGAAGGAATCGCAAAACGAGTTGTCAATCTCTACCCCGATGAAAGTTGGATCGTCAATCCTATTATAGAAGAAACCACAGACTCAGAAGAGAACACGCAATTCGAGCAGGATTTCTCAGATCTCTCAACAACTCTGAAAGGAGAACAATCGTGGTGCGAAAATGATGAAACCCACCCATTGTGGGAATCGTTACATCGTATCGATTGCCTCTCAGGTATCGGTAAATTTGGGGTATTGTTGCTAGGGATTGATGATGGTAAACCCCTTAATGAACCAGTTGAGTTTCGGGTAGGAAAGAAATCCGCAAACCTAATCTATCTCAATGCATTTGACGAAAAACTGATTGAGATTAGGAAACGCGATAACGATTCTTCAAGCAGTAGATTCGGGATGCCCGAAACGTACAATCTACACTTTGAAGCAGTTGATACAACGGGACTATCAAGATCTCACGAAAGAATGACAACGGAAATCAGGGAGGTTCATTGGAGCAGAGTTATACACGTTGCCGATAACATCGAATCGTCGAAAGTATTTGGAACACCAAGGATGCAACCTAATTACAACCGGTTGTATGATCTCAGAAAAGTTTTGGGCGGATCGGCTGAGATGTACTGGAGAGGAGCTTTACCTCCACTGTTCCTGACTACTGATCCCGATTGGGGACCTAAAACCAAAATGGGAGTAGATTCAAAAAGCGCGATGGAACAAATGATGAACACGTTACAACGTTGGGCTTTTGCTCCAGGGATTAAGCCAATCCAACTTGACCCAACGGTTGTGAGCCCGGAGAAACAAGTTAACTCGCTGATTGAAGCAATTTGTATTGAGCTGGCTTGCCCTAAGCGCATTTTTATGGGATCGGAGAGAGGCGAGCTATCTTCTTCTCAAGATGCGAGAGCGTGGAATAGTAGAATGATCGCTAGACAACAACGCTACCTAATCCCCCGATTGATTACAAAAACGATTGATAGACTTATCTCAATTGGTGTGTTAACGGAGCCACAAAGCTATACCGTTTCGTTCCCGAATCTGAACAAATTAAGCGCAGAAGAGCAGGCAGAGATCGCACGAAAAAGAATTGAAACGGTTGTCAAATACGTTCAAGGGGATGGTATGCAAGCCCTAACTGAAGTTGATTTTTGGACTACGATTATGGGATTAACAGAGGAGGAAGCGCTAGGAATTGTTGAGAGAGTAGAAGGCGAATTAACGGAAGGTGAAGACGATTCAGAGTAAGGAAATTACATCAGCAGAAAGGGGAAACCTATGCCAGATTGGCGTTCTAGGCTTTGGCGGTTGCACGAAATAGTGGAGGCGCTCATTGCGCTTGCCCTGCCCGTGTTGACTGTTCTGTTTGTGCTTTACTGCTTGTTCGGGGGATGATTGAAAGTAGGAAACTTATAAGAAAGGGACATTATGCAAGATGATGCGCCGGTAGCCTGTGGAATCGCTGGGGTGGTAATTCTGGGATTCATTATTTGGTGTTGCTCGAGTAATCCAAGGGCATTACTCGAAACTCAAAAGGAGTTGGGAGAAACAAAAACTGACTTGAAAGTCTCTGAACTAAAACGGGAGAAATTGCAAAAAGTAATTGACGAGAACCAAACCGTCTACAAAACGCAGCTTGAGATTGAGTACGTCTACAAAGACCCGAAGGATTTCCAAATTCTTGAAAGAGATGGATACCTCTGGTTAACGTACACAGTACACGATGAAAAAAGGGAGAGACAATTTGCCCTAGGTGGCAAATTTAAAATCTGGAAAGACGTAACAAGAAGAAAGTGGGAAGAGCCCCGCAGGAGGATCATAGAATGAACGATTCGACTGACGTAGAAGCAATTGTAACTTATGCTGCCATGGGGATTTTTGCAATTTTTATCGTCTCTGTAATTTACTTCTCAACAACAGGATGGACTGAAAATAGTAAAGAGACTCCAAAAACCATTGAAGAGAGAGTAGAGAGATTGGAGCACTATAAGGGGATCGTAGAATGAACGATTCTCAAAGGGAAGTTGTTTGTATGGCGGTTGCAATAGGGCTTTTATTGTATATTGCCTCAGTTGTTTCATGGGGGTGGGCAATCAGCCAAATGACAAGGACGGAAGAGAAATTGGAGATTCTCGAAAAACGTTGGGAAAGGTTGGAAGATGAGGTATATGCAGAACGGGAAAGAAAGTTGAGACTCCAAAGCCCAACCTTAGATTGAGAGGGAAAACCAGATGGAAGATAGAGAGGGGTTTTTCTGCTTTGTTGTCTGTGCGATCCTACTTATTGGAGTAATTTGCGTTGCAGAATGGTATTTAGACGGAGATTGCGAAAGATGCTTGAATCTAAGAAATCAATTGAAAGAACACAAAGAAGGAATCCGTAGAAGTGAAGCATTTGAGGAATCATACGATAGGCAAACAAAATTCTATGCTGACGTTGATGCAATCAGAGTTTGGCACGATGGAAAAAGGATTGAGATAAGACAAAGGGGAATTTGGAGATTTCTAGATTGTCGAGAATTGGGAGACAATAGCCAGGGGACGTTATACGCTATAGAGTAATGGGAGGAATGATGGAATACGTTCCAGGAATTGGAATAATCTTGCAATCACTGTTAACGTGGTATTTGGCATGGGACAACGTAAGACAAAATCGCAGGATAATCGAGCTAGAGAAAATCGTCATTGAGTTAAGCAGAGGGGTCACAAAGAATGCCAAGAAACGATGACTGGTGCAAAGGACTTTGGATTAACGGAGATGCGTGCGGAGAATGCGGTGTTTGTATCGGAGCGCTACTTATTTTGATCTCAGATCTAACCGATACAGAGGGTTGTTACTACTCTGGGGAATGGTGCGTAACTCACGATATGCAAAAACCTTGCTCGCACGAAACTGCAAAAAAGGTTATTGAAACCTGGGGATTGATTGTTAACAAATCGGATTAACCAAAATGCCCGCTAACAGAATAGACCCAACAAGGACAATTACTCTCCGCAAAAAGATGGAGAGGGATCTAACGCGGAGATTCTCTGTAATAAAGCGGGCTATTAGGGATCTCCTTTTCTCTCAAGATGCATTTGGGTTAAAGAAAGGCGCACCAAATGAAGCAAGTAGACTGGGACGTTTACAAACGGCAAATACTGTTCCCGATGGCAATTACAATTCTGGTTATAACTTTTGTACTTCTGACTCTGTTGTAAATACACGTTGGGCTTTCCTCTCAACTGATCAACAAATCAAATCCTTTGAATTGTGGCTACAGCAGCAACTTAACACTCAGCTACTGCAAAACGAATTGTGGGAGCAGTACGTCCAGGATGCGTACGCTAAGGGGCAAGGGAGGGCATTTGAAGATACGATGAGGGGAATCAAGGCAGCTGGGCAAAATCAAGATTTTTTCAATGGAACCAAATCAGAATTTTTGAGAAGCGCCTTCGGTCATCCACCCTCAGTTGAGAAAGTGAAGATCTTAGCGGGAAGGGTTTTCACTGACCTTAAGGATCGTGACTGGGAAAC